ACCTTCCTGAAAGCAGTAACGCAGGACCAAAGAACCTACTAACTTACGACGAATATTACTATAAAGATTACAGGACTCAAAAGATGTTGGTTGACACTCAAACAGGTGAAGCATTTGAGTGGAAATATTCAGATAAGAAAGATGCACTACAAGATTTTCTTAGGATGTATCCACAAATAACAATGATTGAACAAGAAGTACCAACAGTCAAAGTTGCAATCGTAGTGCAAAATAGCGTTATGTACAACGGGCCTAATCCTATGGGAACAGATAGATATCCATTTGTCCCAGTTCTAGGGTACTTTAGACCTCAATTGGCTGTTTTTGATAAAAGAATACAAGGTATTGTGCGTTCACTAAGAGATGCTCAGTATCTATACAACAGAAGAAAGATTATTGAGCTTGATATCCTTGAAAGCCAGGTTAACTCTGGGTGGATATACAAAGAAAATGCACTTATTAATCCAGATGATGTATTTAAGTCTGGCCAAGGAAGGGGTATTGCATTAAAAGATGAAGCCCAAATGACCGATGTGCAAAAGATAATGCCAGGTCAAATCCCACCATCAATGATGCAGCTTTCAGAAATCTTAGCCAAAGAAGTGCAAGAAATCTCTGGAGTTAATGAAGAACTTCTTGGTTCAGCGACTGATGACAAGGCCGGGATACTATCCATGCTCCGTCAAGGCTCAGGTCTCACCACCTTACAGGATCTTTTTGACAATCTTGATCATTCACAGAAGCTTTTAGGGTCTGTTATCTTAGACATAGTGCAAACAAATTTCGCTCCTGGCAAAGTGAAAAGAATTATTGAGCAAGAGCCTTCTCCTCAGTTTTATCATAAAGCATTCGGCAAATATGATGCAGCTATAGAAGAAGGGCTGAACACTACTACACAGAAACAAAATCAATTCGCACAGTTGTTACATCTTAGAGAAACAGGAGTTCCAATTCCTGACGGTGTTCTCATAGACGCAGCAACATTACAAAACAAAAAAGAGCTTACTGATGCAATTGAACAAGAAAAACAACAAGCCGCTCAAATGCAACAAATGCAAATGCAAGCTGCAATGAAAGAACAAGAAGCTAGAACCAATCTTGCCAACTCAAGATCTGTGGCCGATCAAGGGCTTGGTTTAGAAAGGTTAAGTAGAATTGAAGAGAATAAAGCTCTTGCTGTTGAAAGAAGAGCAGAGGCAACCAAAGACAGAGCAGCTGGGTTGCTTAACGTTGTTAGGGCTATGCAAGAAATAGAAGGTGTTGACCTTAACCAGATCGAGCAAATGATGCGCTTAGCTGCGACGTTACAACAAAAACAAGAGTCAGTGATTAAAGAGGGTGAGGCTCTAGATAGCGGAATAGCTAAGAAGGTCGGCGCCTTGAAGAATGACATGATTAAAAACATTTAAGTCTATCTATTGGATAGAGGTTTATATTATTAACCTTGCGGGGTAAAACCTGCAGTTTCCAAAGCAGTCTTAGACTGCAAGAAAGGAATGAGATGGCAAAGAAGAAATATTACGACGGAGGCAGTATGATCAGCTCCAGCAATTCAGGAAGAGCTGGTATGCCTAGCGAATCTTTTATTAAAGAGTATCCTGCATCAGGCGGATATCTTCCAGAAACTATTAACGACACAATTTCTGGAATTGACGCACAGATTGGCTTAGATAACGCAAAAAAAACAAACAACCTTAAACCTAAGAAGGTTTAACATGCCTGTCATGCCACGAGCAGACAAGAAAGCGCAAAGAATTGCGTTTAATATTCTTGGGATACCGGCAAATATGCAGAAAAGCAAGAAAAGGGATTACAAATACAAAGAGCCTTCTGTTGGAAGCCGCAGATACGATGAATTAGTGCGTATTTCACAGGAGAAAGTTCCAACGTATTAGTAATACTTAGCATTTATAATGTCCAAAAGACAATATGGTTGAAGAATTACTCTTCTACTCCATATCTCTTGCCCCGTTAGACAAGATTTGTTTGTTACTACTTTTTTTTTCTTGATTCTAACGGGGTCATTATAACACTAGTGTTTATAGGAATAATTGAATAAAAAGTCGAATAAAAAAAGAGGAAAAAATGACACTAAAAGAGATATGGAACTATATTTTCAGGTTCTTCAAAAAGCTCGTTCTTGAGCAGAAAAAAACAAAGAAAGAAAAGGTACGACGAATTGTAAGAATTAAAAGACGCAAATCCGCCGTACCATCTGCGTCCCCCCAAAGCAACAACAATATAAACAAAGGCGCGCTTAAAAATAAAGGAACGTTAAAAATGGTATCTTTTTTCTTTGTAGGCCTAATTTTTAGTTTTGGTTGTTTGTTGTTTTCTGGCTGCTCTAAAAACCAGGATGTAAAAATTGTACACAATTATTGGGACGGAAAAGTAGATTATACAGAGAGAAAAAAACAGTCCACTTTAGATCTTTGGGTATATAAGAATTACAAAGACATCTATGGAAAAAACAAATCGCTTATGTATAAGGTTGACTGACACATAAAAACATGAGGGTTTTATGGTAGTAAGAATTGAGACTATTAGAGAAATATGTAAAAACATACTTGATAAAACAGAAGAAATTACACCTATTGATATAGAACTTAATTACACTACGTATTGGAGCGTGCCTTTTGATGATGGACAAAAACTAAGCCCGTCAGATCCGATTGTAAATGACTTAAGGGACGATTGGAGTTGCTTAAAGGGAGTGCTTGATACTAGAAAGGATCCCAAGCAACTAGATTTTGAGCATCTAGGCAATATTTTTAAGGCGATTGGTTTAAGGTTGGAGCGCATAAAAGAAAAAAAGAGAAAGGCGTAATTTTATATGAACGCAAGTGCGATGAAGAAAAGGCCTCTTAAAAAAAAGAGAGAGAATGTTGGAAAGATAGCAAGGGATTTATTATTGAAACAAGATAATAAAGCACCTACTGCTAATGAGGCCATGAGTGAGCAGCTTTCTGAGTACGATAAAAATATTTATGAATGCATAGCTGAAAACAAAAAGAAATTTCAAAGCGATTTCTATCTTATTGTACTTACAAAGAAAGAAAGAGTTGCTAAGAACATACTTAGAAGCTACTTTTTCGGCAGGTTATCTTGCCCTACGCCAGACTATGACCAAGTCGTGTATAAATATGACATAACAAAAGATAAGATCTCTTTTTTATGGGTTGTTCCAGATAGAGAAACCTGTAAACACATGATAAAAAACAAGCACGTGATACCACCAGGAGAATGGGAGCTTTTGTCAAATGTTCTCAAGTATCAAGATGGCTCATTATTTCGACTCGCAAAAGAACTAAATGGAGAAGAAGAAGAAACAGATTTATTGAGGCCAAAAAAACAAACACAGTTTGAATCGGCTGATATATATAAAACAAAGGAAATTAATGGATGAAATAATAAAAGACATTCCAATGCCTCCACTTCCAGACGAAACAGCTAACGAAGAGGTTGCTCCAGTACAAGAAGAGGTTGATACGCCACCTGTTGCTGAGGCACAGACGGAAAAGCAAGAACCAGTTGGAGAAAAAGAATTAACTGTTCAGCAGAAAAACTTTAAGTCTCTTAGAGAAGATAACGAAAGACTTGCCCATGAGAAAAGAGAGGCACTTGATCGCTTAGAGGCGTTCGAAAAAGCTGCAAAAAGAGAGCCTATCGTAGAGGATTCTGAACCTGATATTGAGATTGGGGATGACGACCTTTTTGAGGGTAAGCATTACAAAAAGATACAACGACAACTTAAAAAACAAAAAGAAGAGCTTGATAAATATAGAGAGCAATCTAATGCAACCTCAACTGAGGCAAAACTAAGACAAAAATATAACGACTTTGATTCTGTTTTAACTGCTGAAAACATAGAGCGATTAAGGGCAAGCGAACCTGAAATAGCGCAAACAATATCTTCAACACAAGACATATATACAAAGGCTGTATCTGCCTATAAAATGATTAAAAAACTTGGTATATATGTAGAAGATAATTTTGATAAAGATAGAGAAATGGCAAAACAAAACAGCTTAAAGCCAAAGCCTTTAGCTAGTGTTTCTCCACAGCGAGGAGACTCTCCATTAACAAGAGCTAACGCATTCGCTAATGGTCTTACTCCTGAGTTAAAGGCTAACTTGTTAAGAGAGATGAACGAGGCTGCAAAGGGATATTAAAAATCTTTCTCTTTTTTTTATAGGACTGTTCCGTTTTTTTAAGAGTTTTCGGAACAGTCCTCTCCTAATTTTTTATTCAAATATAATAGCTGGAGTAAGGTATGAAATTTAATGATTGCTTAGAGGCGATAGGTGCCACTATTGTACTGGCAGTGATAGTTATCATAGCGGTTTTTCTTGTAACGATGATGATATTATTAGCTTTAAATTACAACGTTGATCTTAAACTAAAATATGAAGCACTTAGTATTTTAAAAGAAAGCGGGAGCAATACAACTAAAGAAGTAGTGGGAGTATTAAGAAAAATATCAGGACAGTGAAGAGAAAGCCAAGCCTTTTTTGTCGGTTTCTACAGGGTTTTTTGACTTAATCATATAGATTTGATAAACTATATTAAGTTAAATTCATAGTTTAACTTCAAGTGCTTTCTACTTCCAATTTATTCTAAGAATGCTTAGTTCTGATACAGCTTAGTATCTGCCAATAAAGTGGCGTGTTTATTGGAGGCAGCAAGAACAAGTAAGTACACGGAGTTTAGTAAATTTCCTCCGTGTACTTACTCAAATATAAGATTTTTTGACCTTTTAAATGGACAAGGATTTTACAATTTATTCTTGTCCACCCTGTCTGTTGTATTTAGTCATACAACAGACAGGGTTTAAGAATAGAATTATTGTGTGTTTTTAAAATATTATCATTAAAAAGCAGGGGCAAAAAATGGCAACATCGGAAAAAGAAATAAGCAAAAAAATAGATACGATCAATTTATTTGCAAAGGAGTCCAAACGCGACTGTGGCGCGTCACTGGATATGATTTTCGAAGAACGCGACCCAAAAACAGGTCACAATATTGAAGGAACCTGTACTGTTATATTTGACGGTGATGGTGAGGCTATCGCAGATATAAATAAAAAAGGTGTTAACTATCAGGTTTTATTTAAAACTTTATCGATAGAAGAAAAAGAAAGATTTGTTAACATTACACTTATCTTTATCAGAGGAGATTATTCTGATCATGTAAAAGCTTATGAAAAACTAGAAAAAAGCCTTAGAACATGAAACTAAAAGATTTTTTTAGGAAGGCAAAAAAAGAAACTAACACTCTTAGCTATAAATATCTAAGAAATCTAGCAACCAACGGAATTCTTACCCGTAATGAACTAATAAAAATTTTAGTTGATGAATTTAATTTAGATTCTTTATTGTCTCATAATATTAGTATAACAACACTTACTCATATTGTTTTACTTGGCAAAATAAACAGTAATTACAAAGAAAGCATATTGTTGTATCAACCTGATGCAGTCCGTGAAGTGCAAAACTTTTTATTATTGTATTCATTGATGTCTAATCGTTTAAACAATATGCCAAATCTTAACTCAAAAAAAGCCTTATCTGACGATTCTTTAAAAGAAATTATTGCGTTTTTACGAAATGACAAACTGTGGTTCGTAAAGGCGGCGGCCTTATTCTTAACGGCGTCTACAAAAAAAGTTTATATAAGAATAAATAAATAATAAAAACCGGCTAAAACTAATCTACTAAGAATATATTTTTCAATTAGCAAAAACTAGGTGATCTTTTATATAAAATCGAAGACCTAAAAGCTATTAAATAATATCGACTTTTATTAATTCCTACTGTATTTTTTGCTATAATATTGCAATGAGTCACACACTTAGATTAATGGTAGATCAATGCAGTTAAATGTTCATGAGGTGTTGGGTTCGATTCCCAGCAGTGTGTGGTGTACAATAAGTCAAATGTGGCGTGGTGGAATTGGTAGACATTCCAGACTTAAAATCTGGTGGGGAAACCCATGCCGGTTCGAGTCCGGCCGCCACAACCACCTAATTTTTTTCTAAAATCTTCTAATCTTCAAATTCATCATATATGATATAATACTATCAAGCGTAAATTAAAGAGTCGCTCTCTTTGTTCTTTTACGGCGTATAACGGGAGTCGCCTACCCATGGACGTACACGTTAGCTTTCGTCCGGCTTAAGTTGTAATACTAAAGATAACTTAAGGAATTTAGATGGCTATAACAACCACAACTACGCTTCCTGCTCCGGTAAACGATTAGTTGAGCCGGAATAAAATTTAAGGTGATTACATGGAAAGTCTAAACATAAATATCGAGGTTTGTTATACTGCGTACAGTACTGCAGTCGTTAACATGAAAGGATGTTTATGCAAGATAACCAGAGGCAAACGCATTGGGCGTACGCTGCCGGAATTATGGATGCGGATGGATGTTTTATGATTACAAGACATAAAAGAAAAACACAAAGAAAAAATTATCCGCACAAGGTAGATAATTGGTCATGGACCTATTTACCTTGTTTAAAGGTCGCAATGGTAGAATATGAAGCCATAGATCTTTTACATAACATTCTTAATTTTGGAACAGTAACACTCGATGGCGCTCGTATTTCAAGACCAAATTCTAAGCCGATTTACCAATGGGGTATTAGAAATAGGACTGAATTACCTATTTTTTTAGAAAAAGTTATCCCGTATTTAAGAGTTAAAAAAGAACGGGCTAAATTTTTATTAAAATATTGTAAAACAGCAAAATATCTTGGCGGAAAAAAAGCGGGATATTTTGGTCTTGGCAAAGACGAGCTAGTTTACCGAGAAGAGTCGTATCAAAAGATGCGAAAGTTCAATGGTAAAAAAGTAGCCGCAGAGACTAAGCCCTTGAAGCGCGAGAGCGTAAACGATAGTCCGACCTTATAGGAAACTATAAGAGCTGGGAATAACAAGACCAGCCGCCATTTAATCATGGTCAGTAGGGATTTATCCTGAAAGTAACAGTAAGCCAACAATCATTTAGTTATAAACTTCTATCAGTACCAACACCAAATTTGATTCATAAGATTGCAGCAATGAAGAAACGTATGCCAAGAAATGGTGGTACAACC